GCCAGGACTCACAACGTGCGAGGTAAGCGGCTCGTATCAGGCACCACAGTGACACGCGCCTGGCTGACCGGCTCAACCGGTCGACCGGTCGGCGCCTGCGGGATCGTACCGGCTCGTCCCTCGCCTGGCCCGAACCCGCCTGCGCCTACAACGCGATCAGGAATCGCCGGATCAAACGCACCGTTCTCCACGTAGTTCATGCACGCGTCAAAACTGATCAGCATCCGCGTGCCTTGCTGGCTGTTGCAGCGGCAACCGTACAAGCGGCCCGAACGATAACCCAGCTCCATTTTCAGCGCATTGCGCCGCACAAGCTCTTCGTCCCTGGACGACAGGCAGAACGGCTTGGGATACGTCACCGGCTTCGTCAACTCGTCGTAGATCGGCGCGGAGCTTGGCACGTCAGGCACCCGAGGCGTGCGCAGCTCAAGATACTCCTGAGCGGTCAGCACCGGCGCTACATCAGCCGCGGGAACGGCCTGCGGAGCCGATTGCGGCATGACCGCCTCAGCCCCTGCGGGCGGCTCGATAGACGCTTCATGCGCCGCGATACGACGCTCATAGACCCCGTAACCAAGGTAGCCCACCACCAGGACGACAACGACCAGCACGAACAGCGCCTTCGGCGGTTTGAACTTGAAATGGTGCTCAGCACCATCGGCCACGGACTTGTAGCAGCCGAAATACGTCTTATCGATGGTGATCCGCGTCGTTTCGCCATCGGGAAACACGTACTTCTTATTCACATCCATCTGAACTTTCTGGAACTCGAAACGCTTTACAACAGGTCCGCCGCCGCCTCGAAAATAATGGATATGACAGTTGCACAGGTCACGCATGTGGTGATCGATCAGCGTTGGACTCTGCGTAATCGCATGCACTTCATGCCCTGAATGACGCATCGTCTCCAGGGCGCTGGCATACTCCGGCACTTTCGACCCCTGCGGCCGAGTTCGAAAGAACGTCTGCGCCTCATCGATCACGATGATGCTGTTCTGCGGCAACTTGAACCATTCCTGCGGATTATCGAACTCAATCCATTGCGCTTTGATCGCCGGATGATCCGGTTTGAACTCCCGGATATTGTGGTAATAAACGACCCTTCCCTCCTTTGCCGCCTTCGTATCCACTTCCTTGATCGTGTTAAGCGTCTTGCTATTGCCCTGGAGGCCGGTACGCAATACGAACATGATTAATTACCCTTGACGCTACCGAGCTTGGTAATACTACCGCTCGCCTTATCCATGCCAGAAATCACAGCGCGCGCAACAACCGCCGCAAAGACGATATTCAAAGCCACATCAACTTTGGCAAGCCCCAGGATCGCCGCATAGTCCGCACCGACGCTTCCAAACATGGAAACCGCATACGTCTTGACCTGACTAATCATCAGACTAATACCCGTATACGTGACCGCGCCAATACCCAGCGATATCAGCACCTTGGCCACCAGTGGACCAGCAATCGAACTCAAGAACGAAAACAGCGCAACAAACATTGGCATATCAAGACCCTCCCAGGGATCGACCGACATAAACCGCGAAGAACACCGAAGCCAGCCCGACAATAATCGGCGCTAACGAAGTCGCCATCTGACACTCCGGCTCCCAACTAAACGTCTGGCTGGGCGCAAGACGCAGAGAAATTACTTTCGGCGCTGGACACGTAGCCGGAAGCCAGCGACTGGCACTTGTGCCATCACTGAACAACTTGCCCGTATCGATCGATGAACTCTTTAGCTTGTATTCATCTTTCAAGATTTCAGCCTGAATCGTTGGCTTGGCCTTGTCGTAATCCCACGCACAAGTTTGTTTCTTCTGCTGTTTGAGAATCGCGCATTGAATCGCGTCGCCCTCGCAAGAGAGGTCCGCATCGCAACTCTCACCCGTCACGCTCGACGGCTTGCAACTGGGGTCCTTGGCCGGGTCGCACTTACCCTCCTCCTCGCCCGGCTTATCACCGCCACCGGTGCCGCCACCATCACCCGAGCCATCACCATTGCCGGAGCCATCGCCATTACCGGACCCATCACCGCCACCGGTACCGTCGCCACCACCGGAGCCGTCACCGCCGCCATTGTTGTTTCCACCACCGCTACCGCCATCACTGCCGCCATCGCCGCCATCCCCGTCCCCAGGCTCTTTAGGCGGCATGACACAGGTCGTTCCCGACCACTGAGCCGGAGGGATGCAGCCGTTTTCATCAGGCTTGTCCGGCGGATCAGGCTGATCCGGCGGATCAGGATTCGGGTCGGGATTCGGGTCCGGGTCCGGGTTATTGCCGCCGCCCATCTCATCGGTCGGCGAACATTGAGACCCCGTATACGTACCAGTACCGGAGCAAAAACCCTTTGTCGGGTCAGAATTCAGCGGGCCGCAAGTGGCCGAACCGATAGCCACCTGACAACCATTCATACAGACGTTTTCAACCGAGCCAAGACCGCCGAGATCGGGACGCATCAGAGTGAATGATGCGGGCTGTCCTGCTTTATCGCGGCAAGGGTCAGGCGGTGGCGGTTCATCACAGCGCCCCGTCTGGCTGTTATAGATAAAGCCCGAAGGACAACTATCCCCCTTGCGCTGAACAGAGATAGTCCAATAAGGATCAATAAGGTTCCCATTGTAATAACGCCAAACATTACAACGGAAACCCTCAGCCGAAACTGGAAAACGGTCTTTGATTTCAAACGTAACAGCCGGATATTGTTTTTTATAAATTTCCAATCCCGCCTGACAGGCCGCATCGGGACTTGAGAACGATCCCGGAGCCGTCGGCCCGCTCAGAATCCAATAATAATTCTGAGCCATCGCAGAGAACGGAAACAGTGTCAAAAGAATAAATGCCGGTGCAAGCTTCATAGGCCACCTACAGGCGTGCAAAGAACAACGCCCACATCGCGGCAGCGCTGACAATCAAAACATAAGTATTGGGATCAATCGACATTGGACACTCCAAAAGAAAAGCCCCGCAATGCGGGGCTTCGCTACTTACATGCCCCGAGGCAAGTTAGAGAGCGCGGCGGATATATTTGAACGCCGCAATGGCGATAATCACGCCCAGGACGGTTCCGCCAATGGCGACACCATCTTTCTGCGCATCGGCCAGCGCAGTAGTGGCAGCAGCCGGAACTTCAGCCATGGCCTGGCCAGCCAGCAGACCGACCGAGCCCAGGACCACGCCGCCACGAACGAACATCTTTTTCAGCTTTTGCATCTTCGATACTCCAGAGTTATTTAAGTGCTTTACGCACCGCGAGAATCCCGAAGATCACGGCGAACAGAACAATCGTCTGGTCTAACAACTGGTCGCGATCCTCGGAACTTAGCCCCGCCGGGGCTAATTCTTCGCGCGCAACAGTTACCAAGGTGCCCGAACACGTTATTGCTCCGTTCGATTGCGCCCAGGTGCCGTTACACGCAATAAATTTCATTTCACGAAGCCGCCTGAGTGGCAGTTTTCGGCAGCGGCTTCACGCCGCAAATACGGTTGCGCTGCATGTTCCGGGGGTCCGGCTCGAACTCGAATTTCACCGACGACAGCGGTTCAACGCGCTGGAACTGGCTCACCGCTTCCGGCGCGATCGGCAGGTTCTGAGGCTCCAAGCCGAGGGCAAACTTGCGATCGGGGCGGGTCGATTGCGTTGCATCGACAGCGAAGTGAACGACCGAAATGTCGTAAGCGTTGCCGGTCTTTTTCGAGGTTCCGGCGTCGCGAGTCAGGCCGAGATAGACGAAGAGCATTAGGGTTTCCTCTTGCGGATATACGGGCGATTTGTGCGCCCTGGACTGTGCTGAGGGATTGCGCCCAGCAGCGGGTTTCTACGGGCCGTAACGAACGCACGGCGAACGGTTTGCGACTCAGCGCGGGCCGCGGATTCGGCGGCAAGCACGTGGCGCATAAGCCGGCTCAGCAGGTCCGGCGAGTCGATGCCGGCATCGAGCAGCTCAAGCTCCAGGGAGGACCGGAGCGACAGGTACGACTGGCGGTTGATCTCGATAGCCATCACGGCCACCCGAACACGTCGCCGACCCACGGCGTGCCCTTTTCGTTGGAGATCGTCGACCAGACCTTTTCGGGCTTGCCGCCCTGCTCTTTGTGCTGTTCCAGCGCCTGGAGAGTGGCCGCGACCTGCTGCTGCAACACGGTTTGACTTACCGCCGCCATGGCACGCTGCCGAAGCTCAAGCGAGCGGCGTTCACTGGCCGAGAGGGTCGCACCCTGGAAACTGACCGTTCTCATGAGCGCGCCCATACGCCCAGGGCGTGAATCAGGGTTACAGCACCGGCGAGCAGCGCGAGGGCTTCGAGAGTCGGGGCGAGCACGTCAGGCCACCAACCGCAGATGGCGCTGGGCCGGGGCGTGCCGATAGAACTCCGGCAGCACCAAGAAATCGTTGGTCACGATCTCTTCGGCACGACGCACGATCACCGCGCTATGGCGAGTGACGTCATAGGGTTGAGCGATATTCAGGCCGATCTTGTTCAGGCGAGCGCGATAGCGCTTGATCTGAGCGTTTTTGAAGTCAAACGTAATGCCGGGACAATTCATCCATTGCAAAGCGATATTGGCCGTCGCATTAGCCGCCTGACGGCTAGCCACAATGCCCTTAGCGATCAACTGATCAGCGATAGTCCTGTAGTCCATTGCCGTTACCTCGAGCTTGTCGTCTATGGCCAAGAACTTTTGATGAATGGCCTGAAATTGCTGCTCATCGAATAATCCCCACCACTCCAGCCGCTTCGCCTGGAGAAACTCACTCTTGAGTTCTTGCTCCATCCGAACGACTCCCTGGTCGTCGCAGTAATCGGCCAGGCGTTGGAGATAGCGGAACTCGGCGGACTCTTCGCCGAAATTGCGTTTGCACTTGGGAAACAGGAACTTACGAATGGCTGGGCCTTTCGCATAGGCCTTTTCGTAGTGGTCGCGAGCCTTCCAGTCACAGGTCAGCCCGTCTTCGTAGAGATGAGCGTTCTTGTAGCCATATCGCTGGGTGCTGAGCGCCCGGATATAGGCCATCACGTTGCCCTTCCCCACCGTCCGATTCGTGGTCAGGTCGATACGCCGAATCCGCGCACCGTTGCCGACCATGCTGGACTTCGTGCCGTCATCACCCTGGCGAAGCCCCCACTCAGTGCACTTCGTGAATCGTGGCAACCGCCAAAAACCGTACTGGTCGCCGTACTCAAGAAGGATTTGGTTGTAGACCGCGATGCAGTCATCCAGGGAGCGGTAGCCGTCGAGATTGTCGAGCCGATTGACGGCGCTGGGATTGCCCTCGACGCGGAGCTTGCAGCCATCGACGCGAATCTTGATCAGGGTCGAGTAGCTACCCTCATGCTTCCAGGCGGGGGCTGTATCGCGGAGGGTTTCACCAGTTCGCCGGTCGTAATAGCAGATACCCGTATCTGACACCTTCGGGAGCTGGTATGGGTACACCTGCTCTACCGTAAGGTAGTCGTAGAACATCCTGCTCTGCTGGTCGGTCGAAGGCGACATCCGAAAACCTGTCAATGAGGCCATTTGCGACCAAAAGGTATCCGATATGGTCCTTATGGTGCAAGCCATTTCATCAACCATATGGGACCAAATATGATCACTGTAAATCTAGACAGGAGATAGCCTTGTGGCTGCCGATCAAGAACCGAGCGCCGAGACCATGACAATCGCCGCAAATCTCAAGAAAGCACGGAAGACAATGGGACTGACGCAGGAGCAGGTTGCCGAAAAAACAGGGATACCCCTGGCGACAATCAAAAAATACGAAGCAGGAAAACAGCCGCCACCAGGTGACCGCATAGGAGCCTGGCAAGAGCGCTCGCCGTATCGGCAGACGACATAGTGTTAGAGGAAAGCGAGCGTCAGCTTTCCGAAGAGCTGCGGGCAATATTCCTGCGCTTCGACCACTTGCCGGACGACATGAAACGGCAGGTGAAGCTGGCAGTACGCGGAATCCTGATGAGCTACGAGCAAGAGCTACTCGGCTAGAGACACCCCCGCAGAGGGTCGAAGTCGATACCAAATTGGGGGTGTTACAGCACCCCCACCCCTCCGGGTGCCGTTCGAGCACCCAAAGCAACGCGCCGGGAAGGCCCTGCGAGAACTCGCCGGGCTAGACCGCTGAACATTCCTCGGAAATCTGATCGCCCCTCATGCGCACGCACAGCGCGCTCTATTGAGGCCCGCGATACGCACACATGGGTAATCAGTGCGCGGGGTGGTTTTCGTGTTGCGGATACGACAGAGCCCCGCGAAGGGGCTCCGAGTTGCTAGCAGTCAGTCAGTTCCAGGACGGATCCCGCGGAGAAATTTGCTAGCACTTTTCAACCTGGTGCAGCAGCTGCAGAGCGAAAACTGCTAGCGGCGACGATACCCAGGCCGCAGCGGGTTGTCGGACACCAGCATATCGCGTTGCCCGGCAATCTCAGCCAGTTGCACAGCGGCGGCATGGGCATCAGCAAGCACGCCCTGGAACACACCGAGGGTCTCGCGCAGCGACCGAATCTCTTCCTGCATCTCTTCGATGCGGTCGCGCTGATGAAGCATCAGCTCAATACCGGCGATGAACGCCTGACTGCCAGTGCCCTTGCCGGTGGCAAGCTTGGCCTGGCGCACCAGGTCCTCGGGAACGTCGCGAATGGTCAGCAGCATGGCTTTCTCCCTGCTAGCAAAATCGTTCCTGGAGCACATGCACCAGGTCGCGAAATGCTAGCAGTTCCATCGAGGCGATTGCTAGCAATTTTCGTCCTGGTGTTCGTCATCGAGGATCCAAAACGCTAGCAGATGGCATCGCATAACGGACGTTACGTGTAAATCACCAGTCCGGACGCTGGGCGATTTTCCGGACTGGTGACTCTCCCGGTGGTCGGGCTGCGCCTAACGTAACGTCTGCACATTATGCGAA